AGGAGTTCCAAATGAAAAGTGAGTACAATTTGAGTTTGATAGGAGTTGCAATTTTGATTGTAATCATTATCTTCGGCGCATTTTATAATGCCAATAAAATTAATACACTAATTAACGAGTGTGAGAAAAATTTACCAAGAACCCAGCATTGCCACCTTATAGGAGTTCCTGATGACAATTGAAAGATTAGCAATCACTTCTAATCCTGTTAATAAGACTGATGCTATTAAAGCATTAGAGCAATTGGGTTCTGTATGGAGATTACCTACTAAGGATGAGCTATTCCTGATTACTCATTCAATAGGATCGTATTGGGTATCTGATACTTATAACCCTGATGATGCTTATTCTATATCTATTATGTGGGGCGGTCCTATTCAGTACTGGTCGGCTATGGGCCAAGTTATTCTGATCAGGAATATATAAATATACTACCAATAATAGAAAGGAGCAGCCTATAAGGTTACGATACACAACTCCCACAAATTATCAACTGGCAAAACAAGTCGACCGATACTAGGGAAATACTATATCCGTTTTGGGTATAGTATCACTGAAAACAGGAGAACTTCAATATGCGACTATTAATATTGATGTTATTATTATCAGCTTCCACTGAGTTAACAGGAAATGAAGTAGTGGAACCGATAAAACAAACACATTCTGTGCTCTTGAAGCACATTCCAATCAAACCAAAGTATTTTAACGTACGTGATATTCAATGTACGGCTGAGACCATTTATTCCGAAGCTAGAGGAGAACCCTTAGTAGGAAAGCATGCTGTCGGCTATACCATAGTCAACAGGTCAACTAAAATACTCCACAAAAGACCCTGCTCAGTAGTCAAACAACAATACACACAAAAACGTCTTCCTAATAAGGACCGTATGGTATTCCTGACTCTAGCAGAAAATGTATTGGATGGCAAGGTACCTAACCCAATAGGCAACCTAGACTCATTTGATTCATTCCCAAACAAACCTCATAAACGTGGATCCATTCATATTGGAAATCACTTTTTCTATAAAGCAATCAAAACCTAATCCAATCAGTCTACGATAAGTCTTCTTCGGAAGACTTTTTTTTCATTAGAATTCCAAAATAACGCTATTTCGGGATTTTACCCGCTTTATAATCAATCAGTTAGAAGCCATTTTTCTGACTTTTTCAGGAATATGTACATTCATGCCATTAAATTTAACGAAACTGGCGTTTAATTATATTCCTGTTGATTAACAATGGGATACTAGGAGTGTTGTCTTTTGTTGACTTCTATAGTATTATAGTCCTAATGGCTTCTATTGGTATTAGTTAGCTGTTAAATAGAGTTTACATTATAACTTCAAAAGGAATTCAATATGGCTTCAAACAAGATGTTCAGTAAGATTAACGAATCACTTTCAGGTAACCGCGACCAACAATCGTTTTTCCTTCTCATGGACGATATAGAGAATGATTCTATTAGACCATGTATAGAATGGATTATTGATTCGAATTTCTCAGAAGAGCCTGCTGAGATGCTTAACTTGATGATATGTTCTTCAGGAGGAGATCTCAATGCAGGATTTGCTTTAATAGATGTTATTAGAGGTTCTCATATTCCTGTAAGAACTATTGGGATTGGTCAGATTGCTTCTGCTGGACTAATGATATTCATGGCAGGATACCACGGTCATAGAATTCTTACTCCTAATACTGCTATCCTTTCTCATCAATACTCATATGGATCAGTTGGAAAACATCATGAGCTAATAGCTGCAAATAGAGCATTTGATTTGACTAGAGATATGTTAATGAATCATTACGTCAAATTCTCTAATCTTGCTGAAGATCAAATTAACAAAATTCTATTACCACCCCACGATGTTTGGTTAAGTCCACAAGAGGCTCTTGAATATGGACTTTGTGACGAGATTAAGGATTTAAATTAAATGTTGTCAAAATGGAGTTCTATAGTATAATAAGTTTTTAAATTGACCCCACCAAAGGAATCTAAATTATGCATACCGTTAATGAAATTGCTACCCTTTACGCTTTGAAAGATAAAGAGCAGCTACGTGAAATATTCTATGAACTCCAACTCCATATTGATAATCTAAACAAGTGGTTCGATGGGTATATCAAATCATTCTCTGACTCAGTATGGTCTAATGCTCCACTCAATTCTGATATTAGAAAACCTTATAATGAGAAATTTGATCAATATGAAGACTTCCTAAAGTTGTTTCGTGTGGCGAGATATTACTTGGAGAAATTATGAATAGAATTACTTCCGCTAATGAATTCAGTCTGTTTATCGAAACCCTAGCCAGTGAAAAGAATCTTTCTAAGATGGAAGCAATTCTTGAGTACTGTGCTGAGAATTTCATCGATCCTGTTGAAGTAGTTCCCCATATCAGTAAATCTTTGAAAGATAAGATTGAGTATGAATTGCAACAGGAAGGCAGATTACCAAAATCGACTACAATGACTTTATAATGAACGGTTTTCAGTTATTCAAGTTTGACCGAGCTACTAAACTTCATTTTACCACAGAGAAGTATAATGTGTTTGAGTATAAGGGTTCAGTAGCTGGTACCTCATTTGAGAAGTTTCTTGCTAAACGGGATTATAATGTATACAATGCTGTTGCAAGAAAGTTTGATAATGAACGTGACGCAATCCAGTTCTTGGTAGCAAATTATGCTTATAGGAATGACAATCCAATTCATAATATTGCTACCAGTGAACGTAATATTACTATATGGAATAAACGAAAACAGAGTATCACTAACATCTTCAAAGAAGACTTAGATCAACTAGGATTGTACCTTGAGAAGAGACAATTATCCAAAGATAGTCTCTTTCTCAGTAAGAACGGTGATGTTCCTGAATTGTTCAAATTGTATATGGGAGGAAAGGTTACTATTGAAACTATGCACATCCTAAATGAAATGAATAATTACTTGGATGAATGGAAACCTCAACATTCTGTTATTTGGAGTAAGGAATTCTTGATTATTGAGAAGTTGAAGAAATTTGTAAAATTTGATATCGATAAACTAACAATGATATATGATGAACTATAGGAGGCATAATGTTGACTAAATACCAATACTAGGAGATACTATCCTAGTGACACAAAAACATACTTCGTACATAATACATACTTCGGGAATATAAAAATGGATATCGCATCTTTAAGAAAAACACGTAACAACAACTTCGCTAGCATCACTTCAGAATTTGAGAAAATTGTCAATCCTCAGTCTACTAATGGTTCATTCGGTGACGATCGTTATTGGAAATTAGAAAAAGACAAAGCAGGAAATGCTTCAGCAGTCATTCGTTTCTTACCAGTCGTAGGAGATGATGAATTGCCATGGGTTCGTATCTTCACACATGGATTCCAAGGTCCTACTGGTAAATGGTATATTGAAAACTCTCTTACTACTCTGAATGAGAATGATCCAGTAGGTGAATTGAATTCTAAATTATGGAATTCTGGTAATGAGTCAGACAAGAAAATTGCTACAAAGCAAAAACGTAAGTTGAATTATACTTCTAATATTCTGGTTATTAGTGATCCTAAACATCCTGAGAATGAAGGTAAAGTATTCTTGTTCAAATACGGTAAGCGTATCTTTGATATGATTATGGATAAAGCTCGTCCAACATTTGAAGATGAAGCTCCAGTCAATGTGTTTGATTACTGGGATGGTGCAAACTTCAAAATTAAGATGCGTCAAGTTGATGGATGGCCTTCATATGACAAATCGGAATTTGAATCTCCTTCTGAATTGTTCAAAGGTGACGAAGAAGCTATTCTGAAGATTGCTAATAAGCAACATAAGTTAGCTGAGTTGTTAGATAGAAAGAATTTCAAATCTTATGATGAATTATCGAGAAAGTTGAATTCTGTGTTGAATGGGGAAGGTGGTTCAGTAAGTGCTTCTCAGATTGCTGAGAAATCGATTGAAGCTCCTACTCCTGCTAGAGCAGCTCCTGCTCCAAGTTTCAAATCAACTCCTGCTAAATCTGCTCCAGTAGACGATGACGAAGATATCATGAACTACTTTGCTCAGATTGCAGAAATGGATTAACAAGTTGTGATATAAGAAAGGGGCCATTAAGGCCCCTTTTTATTGTCTAGTAGAAACTGTTTCTATTCTGGAAGAATTTTGATATTGTTGATTCAGTATTTCTAGGATTCATTGGTGGTTGTTGATTTGTTGAGTGTTGAGTAACATTATTAGTCGGAGCTGAAATGTTATTGACCACAGTAGAAGTATTACTAGCCTCTTTTGAAACTTCTGCAGATTTATCATAAACTACATTAGCAGCTTCTGGAGCAAGAGTTTTTGGTTTGATTGCTTCGGGTGCTATTTTAGTTTCTGGTTTAATTTTATCCAAGCTCAATTGTTGTGCAATTGGCTTAACTTCGCCCATAGCAATATTGGAATAAATCTCTAGTCCTTTAGATTTTGCTTCTGCTACAGCATCTTCCAACAATTCATTTTTAGTAATACTATACTTGTTGTTTTCTTTCAAATCATTATAGATCTTCTTGACATCTTCAGAATATACATTACCGATTTCAGATTGAACTTCTGGTTTACCATTAACTTCTGTTGGTTTACCATTAACTTCTGTTGGTTTTACTACTTCTGGTTTACCATTAACTTCTGTTGGTTTTACTACTTCTGGTTTACCATTAACTTCTGGTTTACCGATTTCAGATTGAACTTCTGGTTTACCATTAACTTCTGGTTTACCGATTTCAGATTGAACTTCTGGTTTACCGATTTCAGATTGAACTTCTGGTTTACCATTAACTTCTGTTGGTTTTACTACTTCTGGTTTACCGATTTCAGATTTAGTATCTCTAGTTACTAATTTATGAGTCAATACTTCATGAAGTTTAGCGTCATCTTCTGGTTTGAATCTTATTTTAGCATCAATGAGTTTCTTCAAATCTTCTGTTGGTAATTCTTGAATACCTTTCCAATCTAGTACTTCCGAATCACCGAAATTATACGATATGATCTTTTTATGATGAAGATCTTGTACTACTTTCTTGCCACCTTCACCAAACGATTCATCATAAGCGTCTATAGCGGTAGATCCAACTTCATAAGCAGCTAATGCAGCAGCTGCTGGACCTGCTAATCGTAATGCCATTTTACCAGCATTCTTCAATACGGAGGCACCAGGAATCTTATTGAATACGCCTTTAGCTTTATCAAGTATTCCACGTCCAGTAGAAGTCTTAGGTACTTCCGGTGTAGTTGGTCTAGGCGCATTAGTTGTTCTGTTTGGAAACCTTTCTTCTGGCACGACATCAGCTAAAGAAGGTGTATGATTATCATCAGTACTCATTTCTGCAACACTAGCGGCAACTGCAGTACCTAATCCTAATCGACCAAATAATCCTCTACGTCTACGACCGTTATTTCTAGTAGGAATTGGTCTTCTATTGGTTCTATCGTTTTTAGTTTTTCTTGGTTTGTTAACATCAATATCTTTATCAGCATCATCTGGTTTTTTAGTAGGTGGTTCTTTTTTCTTGATGATTTCTTCAGTACGTTTTTTGAGTTCTTCGAGAATTAACTTTTGGACTTTGAGAGTTTCGTCTAGTAATTTATTCTGGTCATTTGTCGAGGATAATTGATTGTCTTGGAATAACTCAGTTGATCTTGCTGTTTCCAATTTAGTTTCTATATTGGAACTAGTACTTGCATTACTGGTAATAGCGTTGCTTGCATTATTGGTATTTGCATTACTTGCATTACTGGTAATAGCGTTGCTTGCATTATTGGTATTTGCATTGCTTGCATTATTGGTATTTGCATTACTTGCATTACTGGTAATAGCGTTGCTTGCATTATTGGTAATAGCGTTGCTTGCATTACTGGTATTTGCATTACTTGCATTACTGGTATTTGCATTACTTGCATTATTGGTAATAGCGTTGCTTGCATTATTGGTATTTGCATTGCTTGCATTATTGGTATTTGTATTGCTTGCATTATTGGTAATAGCGTTGCTTGCGTTGCTTGCATTATTTGTATTTGCATTACTTGCATTATTGGTAATAGCGTTGCTTGCATTATTTGTATTAGCGTTGCTTGCATTATTTGTATTTGTATTGCTGATAGTACTAGCATCGGAAACTACATTACTAGAAACTAACGGGGCAATTTTATTTGATAACTTTTCTATAGTAAATTTTATCGAATCTATAGCATTAGATAATTCTTCACAGCAATCAGTTTTTTCACATTCACATTCTTGTGAATCATCTGCAGAATCCTTATCTATTTTTACCGTAATAGGTTCGTTTTCAATTACTACTTTTAATGGTTCAAGTATGGCCAAACCATCACCTGAAATCGGATGTTCAGTTGGTGATGGTTTATCGGATGGAGGCGTCGGTTCAGTTGGTTTAGCTTTCCAAGAGCCTTCTTTGCCAAAGAATCTAAGATCTTTTTCTCTATCAGATTTCTGTGGATTGGTATATTTGTATCTTGAATCGATTTCAGATAATCTACTACCAATTTGTTGTTGTTCTTCTCTGTACTTTTTAGCATCAGGTGAAGTTGATTTGAGGAATTCTTCTTTAGATAGAAGACCTCTATTCTCGTTCATATTTCTTTCATTCTTATTATTAAGGTATAAAAGTTTTTGTTTCTCTTTATACTGTTCTTTCAACTGCTTATCAGTTTTTACTGAACCAGCAGCTCGTTCAGTAGTAATGTACTGGTTTCTATTTCTAGCATTCTTAGAAAAAATGGATGATACGTTATTAGTTATTCCTTTGAATGTACTACCAACAGTTGTTTTACCAGTATCATTATCCTTAAACGTATTTTTGAGTTTACCAAATGACTCTTTTAACAAATCCATACGAGTAAACATATTATGGTAAACTGGATCATTAAGTGCTTTATCCGCTACATCTACATTATGTTGAGACTTTAAAGCAGCAGATATCTTTTTAAGTTCTTCTAGCGATTTGTCTTTACTAGACTGGTCGTCCTTTTTATTGTCAGACTTTTCTTTATCTTCTACCTTAGCAACATCAGCTTCTTTGATATCTCTTTCCTTACTAGATGCCATAATAGTAGACATCTTTTCAGATATATCGGACAAGTCTTGAGCCATGCTTTGAAGTTCTATATTACTAGCATCAAGGGCATCATTGCTAATGATTGCAAGTTCTTCCAATTTTACTAAATGTTCTATTTGTTGGTTGAGAATTTTCTTCATGACCCATCCTGTGGTTATTTGTTCTGTTGATCCCTTTTTCTTTCTTCTAAGTATTCTACTAGCATAGCTATGTAAATTTCCCTCTCGAACGGTATCATATTTTCAATATCTGACAAAGCATATTTGTGATACTGCATTAAGGCAAAGTTCAGTTTATAGAAATTTGCCAACGAGTCATGCGAGAGGGCTACTAGAAAAAACTATCAATCCCTTCGATATACTTGTTATGCGCTAATCCACACAATGGGCAAGTATACTTTACATCTTGTCTTAATTTTGGCATGGTCTCGAAAAACTTAACCAATTCTTGGAATTGTACTTGTGTTAAGTTATTAATGAACTCATGCAGTTCTTGTCTAGTCTGGTCTTTTGCATAGAAGAATTCATCATCTGAATAGATATAATCAATACTACTAATGATAAGATCAAATATGCCATTAATATCGTCATCTTCTAATGTATCAAATTTAGAAATTGCACTAACATCAGGATACTTTAATACTACTCCAGTCGTATCAAATAACTTTATCTTGTTAGTATGATTAGGATCTTTCTTAACTTTCAATTGAGTCAAATCAAAGTTGATCTTTGTTTTGGCTTTAGGATCAATGCAAGTATCACATGAGAAAATTAATGCTACAATCTCTCCAATTGATTTTGCCCTAATTTGGAGTAACAAGTATTCGAGATCAAACATTGCCAAAGATTCAACATCTATATCATCAACCACACAATGCTTTACAACATCTTTCAGTGTATCCGCCATGATACCTTTATCATCACTTTGTTGAGCTAATAGTAATGCTTTTTCTTCTCTTACTTGGAACGGTTTAAATTTGATTACTTTTCCAGTTGAAGGAAGTTCTGTTGAGTATGTTGGTAGTATTTGTTTTGGTAAAGCCATAATTAGTCGCCTTTATTCATTTTGTCTATAAGTTTCGAGAGTTCTGCTGTAGAACCAACAAATATAGAATTGTTAGTCACGTTGGTTGCTTTTTGGTCAGGTTCTTTAGTTTCAAGTTTTTGTTTCTTTGTGTGTACGTCAAGTAACTGATGATTTATATCAGCAAGTTGTTTGATAAGATTACCAACAACTTCAAATGCTCTTGGGTGTTCGGATTGTTTAGCAATCTCAAGAGCAGCATCAAGGGCATCCTGTCCACTTTGAAGTAGTCCATATAAGTTACTCCTAGT